TTCAACCTCAATGGATTCAACTTCAATCAATCCATTGCTACGAGTCAAGGTCATGTGGTGAACACCTGGGCAGACATTCTCAACCGTGCTGGTCTGGGTATGGAAGTCATGCATGAGCGTAATGCTCATAACTTCCCCTTGGATCTTGCGGCTGCTGAGACCACCCCTGTTGCACTCAATGCCCCTGCTATTGGCTGATGCGTAAAGAACACAAAAGTCCCTCTGGCGGTCTTACCGCAGCGGGCAGGAGATACTTCAAAGCGAAGGAGGGGGCTAACCTAAAGCCTCCTGCTCCTAACCCTAAAACCAAAAAAGCTGCTGGCCGTAAGAGGTCCTTTTGTGCTCGCATGTCTGGTGTCAAAGGACCAATGAAAGACAGCAAGGGTCGTCCGACCCGCAAAGCTCTCGCCCTTCGCAAATGGAATTGTGGCTAACAATAGAAACAGAAAAGATCGTAATGATCTGACTATTGCTGCTTCTTTCGAGATTGGTCCTGGACACAGGGGAGCCATGAGAGGAAAGAAGATTTATGATAAGGGGAAGGGCACGACCAATCCACACGAGAAGGAAACGTTCTTGAAGCGGACTGGTCCCCAGCTCCCCCTTGCTAAAAAGAAATCCAAGAAACGTTATGGCTAAACCCGGACTCTGGGCTAACATTCATGCTAAGCGCGATCGCATTGCAAAAGGTAGTGGTGAGGAAATGAGGAAGCCTGGTGCTCCTGGTGCTCCCACTGCCAAAGCACTTCGCGATTCAAAAACCAAAAAGAAGCGTAAGTACGCAGCTTGATTATGTGCACTGGTCTTACCCCTGAAGGCGTGCAAGACGCCGCCAAGAAAGCTGTCAAGGGACGCCCCATTGGTGCTTCCTCTGAAGCTAGAGCCAAGCAGAACGAGATCTACGAACAGATGCTTGGCAACGCAAATAAAATTAAAAAGAAAAAGTAGTATTCGTACGTTCATCCTTCGGGACGCATGCTGCCTAACCATGGAACGGGGGTTAGGTTTATCTTGTACGAACTCATGTCCATCAATCTTATTCGTTTCCTTGCATCACAGAAGAAGCGCGCACAGCGTTATCACACTGATGTCCTTCGCTACCGTGGTGTAGTGTATAAAGAGATCGACTGACGGTGTAGGGGAGGTTCGATTCCTCCCCCAGTCCTTGGCATTGGCCCTTACGAGGATACCCTTTGCCGTCTAGACGGTGGGATAGACCACAAAATTTGGCTACAAAATTTTCTAAACGTTTAGAGCAGTAAACTTAAACTACTCTTTTAATAATGGCTGACGCAACACAAACCGCGCTAGGCCGTGCTAATCTAAGCACCGGTACTGGCTACGGTGGTTCTGGCGACAAGTATGAACTTTACCTGAAGCTCTTTTCAGGTGAGATGTTCAAAGGTTTCCAGCATAACACCATCGCTCGTGACCTGGTCATGAAGCGTACCCTGAAGAACGGTAAGTCTCTTCAGTTCATCTACACCGGACGCATGGATGCTTCTTTCCATACGCCTGGCACCCCCATTCTTGGCTCCGGTGATCCCCCGGTGGCAGAGAAGACCATCGTGGTCGATGACCTGCTGGTCAGCTCCGCTTTCGTGTATGATCTCGATGAGACCCTGTCTCACTATGAGCTGCGTGGTGAGATTTCTAAGAAGATCGGCTATGCTCTGGCTGAGCACTATGACCGTCGCATCTTCCGCTCCATCGTGCGTGGCGCTCGCGCTGCTCACCCCGTGAGTGCAACCGGTAAGGTTGAGCCCGGTGGTACCCAGATCCAGGTTGGTACTGGTACTGGCACCAACGCTGATGCTCTCGACTCTGAGAAGATCGTGGCAGCCTTCTTTGAGGCCGCAGCTGTCTTGGATGAGAAGGGTGTGTCTCAGGAAGGCCGCGTGGCCGTGCTTTCGCCACGCCAATTCTACTCGTTGATCGAAAACGTGTCAAGCAACGCTCTGATCAACCGTGACGAGCAGGGCACCGCTCTGCAGTCCGGTCAGGGTGTGCTGTCGATTGCTGGTATCAAGATCTACAAGTCCATGAACCTGCCGTTCCTGGGTAAGTATGGTACCAACTCTACCATCGACAACGCTGGCTCCTTCGTGGGCGTTGACGTCGAGGCTTCTGCTACCGGCGAGAACAACCCCTACGGCGCTGCCGACGACTTCGACACCTCCTGCGGACTTATCTTCCAACGTGAAGCCGCTGGTGTGGTCGAGACCATTGGACCCCAGGTCCAGGTCACCTCGGGCGATGTGTCCGTGATCTACCAAGGCGATGTGATCTTGGGACGCCTCAGCATGGGTACCGACTATCTGAACCCTGCTGCTTGCGTTGAACTGCATGCTACCAGCACTGCTGGTTCTGCTTTCTGATTTTATTGTACTGTATTGGGGGTCCTTCGGGACCCTCTTTTTTTATGGCAACACCTTCCTACGCTTCGTCCACCGAACTGGATGCTGTCAACTCTATTCTCATGAGTGTCGGTGAAACTCCGGTCAATACACTTGATGTGCAAAGTCCTGAAGTCGCTATTGCTCAGAGCACCCTCCGACAGGTGTGTCGTGAAGTGCAATCAGAAGGCTGGGTTTACAACACTGAGTATGAGTTTCCGTTCAGCATCAACTCTGATGATGAAGTAATTATTCCTCCCACTGCTATCAGTGTGGATGTAAACCGCTACAAGCACGCAGATAACTATGACGTTATCCGCCGTGAGGGCAAGCTGTATGACCGCTACTCTCACAGCTATAAGTTCACGGGTATCGAAACCCTCTATGTTGACGTGGTGTGGTTCTTTGAGTTTGGCGATCTGCCTCAACCCTTCAAAGATTACATCACCGCACGTGCCGCTAGAATCGCCTCTGGGCGCATGGTAAGTGACGCTGACTCTATCCGTATCCTTCAGACCGAAGAGGCTACTCTGAGGGCTCTGGCTATCGAGTATGATACCAGCCAGGCTGAGTACAGCATGTTCAACAGCACTGACCTGCGTCAACCATACAATAGCTTCAAACCCTTCCAAGCTCTAGCACGATAATGGCAGCAGTAAACCAACGTATTCCAAACTTCCTGGGTGGTGTATCACAACAGCCAGACTTTATTAAATTTCCTGGACAACTGAGAACTTGTCAAAACGCACTGCCTGATGTCACCTTTGGTCTGGTCAAGAGACCAGCTGGTGAATACGTTGGTACGCTGGCTAACGCTGAAGCAGGTGGTGAATGGTTTGAGATTATCAGGGATGATGATCGTAAGTATGTTGTTCAAATCACAGACACTCCTGAGATCTTTGTATGGGACATCGAAGATGGTGCCCAACAGACTGTTAATGTGGCAGCAGGAGTAAGTCTAAACTATCTTGCACGTAACGCTGGTAGCACCAAGCCGATGAGCTTGCTGACTATCAATGATTACACTTTTATTGCTAATCCTGACAAGACTGTTGGTACAGCTCGTACCACTCCTACCTTTCAGGACAACTATGGTTTCGTTACTGTAGATGCTATCACATACAACAGTGAGTATGTGGTGTCTATTGGTAATCCGAACCTCAGCTCTACTACTAAGAACAGAGCATCCACCCTGTCTGTTGTCAAGACTGGTACCTCTAGCCCTTCCTGGGTCAACTCTAATGATGAGGGTACCAAGGTTGGACAGACTACTCACGTCAGTACTACCAGTGGCAGTGAGGGTGTGAAGTGTACTGTGACTGTGAACGGTAACATTACTGCTACTCACTCCTCTGGTAACCCTACTTACCAAACTAGCTACCATGCTCAAGTCACCCTGATTGAGACTGGTGAGGATGTGACTGATGGTGCTACCTTTACGGTTGATGTTGCAGGTATTGACTACACTGTGACCATCACAGCAGTCGATTCCTATGAGAGCTATGCTGACTCAAACGCTGCAGTGTATCGTACTCCTCAGACTGCTAAGAAAGGTCTGCTGACTATTGATAGCTTGCTGGGTTCCCTGGCAGACGCTATTGAGGCTAAGTACTCAGGCGTTACTGCTACCCCTACAGGTAACGGTATCTTCATTGATGGCGGTACAACAGCTGTCCCTAGCCTCACCGTACGTGGTGGAGCTGCAGGTGACTCTCTGTACGGCTTCATTGACACTGTTCAGAACGTCAGTAAACTACCTATCTTCTGTAAGCATGGGTATATCGTCAAGGTATCTAATACTGAGAATGCAGGCGAAGACGATTACTACGTTGAGTTTGTAGCTGACAATGGTGACATCGGTAGCGGTGTGTGGGAAGAGTGTGCTAAGCCTGGTATCACTGCTGGCTTTGACTATGATACAATGCCTCATGCATTGATCAACAACCTGGATGGTACGTTCACGTTCACTACTCTAGATCCCACCAACGCAAACACTCAAGGTTTCCCTGATAACTTCTGGAAAGATCGTGAGGTAGGGGATGAGGATACTAATCCTCTGCCCACCTTTGTTGATCTGAACATCAGTGCTCTGTTCTTCTACCGTAACCGTCTTGGTATTGTAGCAGATGAACAGGTGGTCCTGAGTCAGCCTGCTGGCTACTTCAACTTCTTCATCAACTCAGCTCTGACTGTCAGTGATGCAGATCCTATTGACATCGCTGCATCTGACGTCAAGCCTGCTATCATTAACCATGCTGTCCCCCTGCAGAAGGGTGTGATGCTGTTTAGTGAGAACGCTCAGTTCATGCTATTCACTGATTCTGAGCAGTTCGGTCCTAAGACTGCACAGCTCAAGAAGATGGCAGCCTATGAATGTAGTAAGTTCCTGCGTCCTGTGGATCTAGGAACCACAATGATGTTCATTTCCAACTCCTCTTCTTACGCCAAGGCGTTTGAGCTGGCAGTTCGTACTGACATGGAAGCGCCCCAGGTGCTGGAGCAGACCCGTGTTGTCCCTGAGTTCGTACCTAAGGACATCAATGAGGTGGCTATCTCAGCTCAGGATGGTATTGTTAGTTTCAACAAAGCTGGTAGTGACATCATTTACCACTACAAATACTTCAATTCAGGTGATAAGCGAGAACAGTCTGCGTGGTACACCTGGAAACTACAAGGTAACCTGTATCATGGCTTCTACACCAGCGGTAACTTCTTTACTGTCACTGAACAGGGAAGTGAGTTTATCCTTTCTAGGCACGAGTTGGTTAGCGATACTACAGATGAACGCAGTTACGTGGTTGGTGACGGTACTCCTAGTGACCCGCTGACTACCAGCCGTAGCTTTGAGGCACTTCTGGACAACATGTTTGTACCAGCTTCTGGTGACAAGAGCTTGTCCAATGGCAACACTACGATTACTCTGCCTTACACAATCCAGGACAACGGCGATAACCTAGTTATGGTTGTACTTTCTGGTGATGAGGCTGGATATGTAGCAGAACCTGACAGCGTTAGTGGCACAGATGCTACCTTCAACGACATTGACGTGACAAGCGTCAACGTGGCTGTAGGCTATAAGTATACTATGGAGTTCCAGCTCCCTAATCTCTACTACTCTATTGAGCGTGGTCAGTACGACATTGACGGTGATCTACGCATCAATAGACTTAACTTTGAACTAGGGGTCTCTGGTCCTCTGGAGTTCCATTTGGAAGCTCCTCAGACTGATACCTATGTTCAGTATGAGTCAGGTATTATTGCTGATATTAACAGCTATAGTACTGTACCCTCATCCCTTTACAAGTCAGTTAAGGTTCCCGTTTACAAAAAGAACGAGAAGTACACTCTGACTGTTAAGGCTCCCGCCCCGTTTACCACCACTATTGTCTCAGCAAGCTGGGACGGACGTTATGACAACAGACGGCATATACGCCGG